AGGATCAGCACGCCGCTCTGGCGCGTCAGAAGCTGCGCGCCCCTGGAACTGCCAGTCGTTGTACTGGTTGCCGCTGGGCCCGCCGAGGAAGGTGTTGCTGCCCGCCTTCGGGTTCTGCGGCGCTTGGCGCAGATAGCCATAGGGCAGGAAGTAGACGTTCATGGTGTTCGTCTGGAACGAGGGGCCGGCGCCGACCGGATAGATGAAGGTGAGCGACTTCACGGTCGCGTCGATCTGCATCCAGTTCTGCCCTGCGTGTGTGTCGGGCTGGTTCGCCACTGGCAGCGTCGCCCAATGCACGCCGGCATCGCTCACCGGGTCGATGTTGTTGTTCAGGTCAATCTTCGACTGATACTTGTTGGCATCGCTGCCTGTCACCGTGTCGCCTGCATTGTAGTAGGTCGTCGCCGCCCAGGCGATTGTAGTGGTGGGCACGTCAGTCGTTTGGGCCAAGGTGAGGAACACCGTGGGGGTCGTGCCCGACAGGGTGTAGACAAGCTCGCCGGGATAGTAGGTGGTCTTGCCGGTGGTGTCATAGGGCTCGACGGTGCGCGGGCCGAAGTATTGCGCCCAGTCAATCGGGTTCGTGTCTGGCGAGCTATTGAGGTTGGCGTCGCGCGAGAAGTAGTAGCGGCCGTTCGTGAACGACACGACAGAGCCCGGCAGATAGTTGTTGGTCGCGCTCCACATGGCCGGCACCAACTGCATCGTGCCCAGCGTAGCTGCGGCGCCGGTCTGCGTGTTCGCCGGCACCGGGGGGTTGTAGGGGCGCAGCGCAGCGGTGCGGATCGAGAACACCCACACGTTGCGGCGCATCTCTGCGATCCGCAGCTTGTCGTAGCAGAACGTCACCTCGTCGCACGCCTTGCTGTCCTCAGTGAGGGACGCGATGCGTGTCTGCCCGACGCGCTGAAGGGCGCGGTTCATGATGTCGATGGGCGCCGTAAATGCCACAGGTACAGACATCACACCATCTCCAAATATAAAGCTGCCGAACGAAGGAACGCCGAGGTATCCTGAAAGAACCCTATACCACGATTACACCCTGCGCAAAGAAGGCCACGGACGCGCCCTGTTTCATGGTCGTGGTCTACCGCCAAGCGCCGCTTTGGCCTATCACCACAAACTGCGCAACAATAGCTCTGTTTAACTTCCATCGCAGAGTAAGCTTCCGGAGTCAGTCCAAACCTTTTAAGGTTGTGTTTGTGGCTGCTTAAGCTGCCAGTACGCGCACGGTAATCTTCTTGATATTTTTGATATGTCGGGTCAGCACGACGCTTGGCGTTAGCAGCCCTGCAAGTCGCGCGGTGCTTCTCGCGGTTTCCTGGCTTCGCAAGCCAGCGAACGTGGTCTTGGTATTTTCGTTCTTGTTTTGGTGTTCGGGCGACGGGGGTAGACATAAGCGGCTCCTAGTGGGCCGCTTATTCGAGCGGGACCCGCGTTACGGCGAAACTGTACACTGACCCAGTGGCAGCCACAACCTGATAGGTGCCGGGCGGCAAGTCATAATAGAGGACACCATCAGCCGCCAGAGTGGCAACCTGGGTAGCCGGGGTCGCCGTGGAGGGCTTCCCGAACAGGGCAAAATAGGTCGAGCCGTCTGGGAGCAACTGCTGCAAGCCAATCGTGCCATAGGTCGCGGCGTGGACGGCAAGCTGATACTGACCGCCGTCGAGCAAGATCGGGCCGTAGGTTCCGGCCGCGACGGCCTTCTGCTGATAGCTCTCTTGCGCGCGCATTTACAGGCCCAACGTGGCGTTGCGCCCATCGTTCACTTCATCGAGCAGACGATGCACAATCTCAGTGATCTCCTGGCGGGTGAGGCCCTTGGTCGCGTCGATGCGAAGCTCGACATCGTTGGTGGACACCGCAAGGGTGCCGACCGTCACTTTGTCGGGCTGGCTGTCTGCACCGCGATTGAGGCCGAGTGAAACGGAAGCCATAGTCGTTCTCCTGAAACTTTACCGGGCGACGCTGCCTATTTGCAGCAGGGGAGGGCAGCCCGTCGGCGGCGCCACCCGGTAATCTTGTTACATTACGAAACTGATGTCCAGGCCGAGAACGGCGGCGCCGGTCGTAACGTCCACGGTCTTCACGGTCGCAACGATGTCGAACTCGCCGCCCGGATCGGAGGCCAAGGCAAGGGCCTTCCACAGGGGCAGGTTCTTCAGGTCGGCGGTATAGGTGCCGCTTTCGTTGGTGACATCCTTATCAACCGCAGCCGTGCAGTCAACCGCGCTGGCGAAGAACGCCTGCGAGATCGCGTTGGCGGCCAGATCGGCTTTGCCAGTCGGGCCGTCCACGGGGTAATAGACACCGATGTCGAAGGAGCCGGCGCCCTGCGCGGCAGATGACAACCAGACATGCTTGACCTTGGCGTTGGTCGGGACGCGCACAACGCGCAGAGTGCTGTCGGCGGCCGAGGCGGCAACCACGACAACGCTGTCGCTGACGTTCTTGCTGTAACCCTCGGCGCCCGCGCCCGTCGCATTGGGGACGACAATGGTCGCCTGGCGGTTCGTGATCGAGGTGGACTGCTGGTGTTTGACGGTCATGGGCTTTACTCCAAAGTGGCGGCCCCCGGCCGAAGCCGGGGGTCAGGGATTACGGGGTGATGTCGGCGCCGATGGTGTCGGCAGCGAGAACCTGGATGACCTTGCCCGGCTGGGTGCGGGTCGCACCGAACGAGTGGCAGGTATACAGATCGTAGGGTTCGCTCGACAGGTCATTGCGGATCGACACGCGATTGGTCGTGTCCTTCCACATGCCGAGGTACAGGCCCGACTTCACGAAGGCGATGCAACCACGAACATTCGAGGACACGATGGGCAGACGCTCCATCACCACGATGTCGAAGCCCATGAAGCGGACGACCTTGCCATCCACCAGCACCGGGCGGTCGCCGTTGAAGTCGGCGTTCGTCACCTGGGCCTGCTTCAGCAGGTCGGCTTCCTGAGTGGAGCCGATGATCAGCGTCGCCGGATCAGTGTCGAGATCGTTGTGGTAGTGGCGCAGGATGCGCTTGGTTTCGATCATCTTGGCGACGGACAAGCCGTTCGCGGCGGACGCACCGAAGTCAACGGCCACCTGGAACGAGGCGGTGTCGAAGGTTTCGTTGGTCAGCGACGCGGCGTCCTGGCCGATCTGCGCAGTGCCAGTCGCGGCAGTGATGATGGCATCGTCCCAGTCACGACCGCAGGCGTTCGTGGCGTTCTCGGTGTAGGCCGACTTCGGGTCCACGATGGTCTTCAGTTCGTCGAAGCTGTCGATCAACTGGTCGATTTCGCGGTCGGTCGGGAACACCCAACGGCGAGTGAAATCGCTGTCGGTGCGGTTCTTCGGCGCGTAACGGCCGGCAGGGGCCTTGCTTTGGATGGCGCCAACCTGGTTGACGGGCGAAGCCATCTTGCCAACGTGAAAGCCTTCATTGACACGGGCGCGCAGCTTGCTGCCCTTCTGCTGAAGCTTCAGTTCTAGGTTAGTGGCGAACTGGGCGGTTTCCAGGGGAAAGAGGCCTTGTCCATCGGCAGCCATGATACATACTCCAAAAGGTTTCGGGGGTTTTGGCGTATCCCATCATGGGGGCCTGAAATTCGTGGCCCGGCCGGACTAGGGCCGTGGGCCGCGCCCGCCGTCCCCGGCCCCTCCCCAACCGCTGCGCGGGCCGCGCCGGGGGAGTGCCGAACGACGCAACATTATTGCGCACGCAATTTTATGTCAAGAAGAATTTGTAAGATTATTGCGCGCAACAAAAAGGCCCCGGTTTCCCGAGGCCTTTGAGGTACTTACGGCGCAACAAAATTACCGTTGATTGACGATCATCGTGTTGAGGGCGGTCATCTCGGCCTTCTTTTGCGCGTCGCCGTTCAGATAGCTGTCCACCCACACGCGGTCGGACATCAGTGCGGTCTTGCGTTCCATCGCGGCTTCGCGCGTCATCGGCACGTTGCCACCACCGGGCAGGTGCGTCTGTACGAACTTGTCTTCACCAATCTTGGTGCCGATGGTGCGGAACATCTCCATCACGCGGGCGTAGCCAACGCCCTTCTCCAAAGCCATGACTTCTTCTGGCGTGACGCCGAGCGCGCCAGCAGTCTGCTTGGCAACGAACATGTTGGCCTCGTAGTTTGGCCCCCAGTTGGTCGCCAGCTTCGTCTTCTCGGCAGCGAGCTTGCCTTCCAGTTCGACGCTGTTGCTCGTTACGTTGGTGTCGGCGGCCTTCACGCTGTCGTTGATGAACTCAAGCGCGTCGGAAGGACGGAGGCCAAGCTTGTAGGCCTGCTTGGCATAGGAGGCCTTCTCGGTGTCGGTCAGCGCGCTTCCGTCAGCGTGCTTCACAACGGAGAGGTCGTAGCCGGCTTCATCCTTCGGCAGGCCCAGCTTCAACTGCACCTGGCGCCACGCTTCCTTGTCGGCAGGATCATTTGGCAAGCGGACGATCTTGTCGGCCGGCGCACCAATCAGCTTCTCAGCTTCGCGGTGGGCCTTAGCAGCGTTGATGGCAGCGGTCTTGGCGTCTACCTTGTCCCAGCCACGGTTCTGGAAGTAGCCCAGGTCTTCGCCTGTGATGTCCTTGTGCCATGCGTCGGCGGCGGGTGCCGGGGCAGGTGCGGGTGCAGGTGCCGGGGCGGGGGTAATGTCAGTCATAGTCATTCTCCTTCGTTGGACAGCTTGCGCGTCGCGGCGTCAAACTGGTTCCCATTGTAACTGT